TTGATTGGAGCCCGTATCTTCGTGGCACATCCTATATTTCGTGAACTGAATCACGATGAATTAGTGGCAGGCCTTCACGGAGCTCACCAAGAATGGTTAATGTTCCGAGAACGTGGACGCGCTAATCTACCTTACTTACGACGACATCAGGAAATTATGCGGATCTTTATCCGCAATGTTTCTGATAGAGCTTTGTTACGTGGTGGTAATTTGTACGATCCGCTGACCCAAATCTACGATTTAGTCAGAAATAACGAACGTAATCTAACTCGTGTTCAAATCTTATCTCAACTACCTGACAACATTCGTTTTGAATTGCGTACTTTCTTCAACACCGATGTGGACTTACCACATTATAAAGTGAGTGCTCTATTAACAAAATATAATCGTGTTAACAACGCGGTCCTACATGCGTCTGTTTGTGACATATGTCGTTTACCGGGTAACACTCGGTGGGATAAATACTTTTGTGAAGACTGTGACAATTGCGTGCATCAACGATGCGTCGATTTCACTCTGCCCGAAGAGGTTCCCTTCTACTGTCGAGATTGCACTCAAATTCATGAGCTAGCAAATGCTCGTCTATTAGACGAACTCCGTGCAAATGCTCTGGAACAAGTGGATTCTGATGACGACGAACAAGCTGTTGTCACTATCATGGAAGAGTAAGCGCATTCGGGTTAACAACCCACCTTTTTTTCGAAAACAGGAAAAAAATACATGTCGCTTCATGTAATTCACTCGCTCTGAGCCGGGATCAGTGTCATGCCTTCCGGGAACAAGTATTCGCGATACTCTACCAACTTCTTGTAGCATTTGTTGATCGTAATCTCTGAGATGTCACAAGCCAGAGAGACATCCTTCTTAGTACGTCCTAAGCCCATGACCATGTTCACCAGGTATAAGCATCCCGCCGCAATCGATTGAGGTGCGCTCTCCGATGTGAACGCGTATTCCTCTTCTTTTTTCACCACATGCGTACAGATCTCGGCTACGTCTTGGTTGAAATTCAATTGAGAACAGAAGCGCAACACGAAATGCGTCGGTGTAGTCGAACTGTTCATATTCAACTTGAGCATCTCTTCGAAACGTTTACATCCTCGCGTCATTGCCGTGATGTTCAAGTTAAACATCTTGGCTATTTCTTTGGCAGATCGAGGAACATTGTTTATTTTACATGACATGTAGATGCTTGTAGCCAACATACTTTCCGTATTTTCGCCACGAGATATCTTCATCTCGGAAATTTTCTTATAAAATGATTTGGCCTCTTCTATAATACAGTGCGGCAAGCCGCCATTAATGGCCTTCAAACTCAGGGTATCGAATTTGTTGATCAGAGTACGTTCACGGTACGTCATCGAATTCCATTTCTGGTATTTGTAGATCCGAAACATGGTATTCGTCATACCGTTTTCTAATCCGAGAACAGATCCAAGAGACATGTTCGGAAGAAACTCATTCGTCGGCATTCCACAACGAGTCGGATCAGTCGATTTATTATCATCGTTTCCATAGAAACGCCATTCCGCACTGGAATCGATAAACCGTTCTTGTAAGGTGTTACAAGACTTGCACACATACTCCCCCTCTTCCAAAATGAGTATTGATCCCAAGCATCCCGGATACGAACATTTCATATCAATCGTGTCTTCAGATACACCCGCTTTCTTTTTATCGAATAAATCCCATACTGGATTGTCGAGCTCAATAGACATTGACTTTTAAATAGTATACAAACTCAATCGAGTCTTTTTGACTTAAATACTAGTGTCACCTTTAAGTAAATTCAAAACCTCTGTCCAGGTAGAATCCATTTTTTCAGAGATATACGTTGGAATCTGTTTCATGTCAATCAGCGATTTATTTCGATTATATCTGTCACAAGCTACCCGATTTATATCGAGTTCTCTATGCAGCAACTGAGGATCATCGATATATAATTGGAGCTTTTTCTTAGTGACTTTATAGAATACACTGGGAATATTGTCAGATGGATCTCCCAATAATATCTTCCATTGCAAATCGATTTCAGGACTGACAGTGGGAATCAGCTGTTTTCCTTGGAGATTGAAGATCTGTGTATAATCGTCGAATAACTGTATGTAATCACGATCATTTGTCATAATGTAAATCGGAAGCTCTGGGAATTCCCGCCTGATTCTACTTTTCAATACGGCAATGATATCATCGGCTTCGGCTTCATCTATTGTGATAAGCCTCATTTTATATTGTTGAATCAATTCTGGAATGATTTCATTGTACATATAGGTAAACATATAACTGTTAAATTTACGATTCGTGGTATCTCGATTAGCCTTATATTCCGAAAATAATTTCATTCTCCAAATGGTTCCACGAGAACAATCAGCCGCTAATAACACTTGATCGGGACGACACCCTTTCTGTTTGATAATCTTCAGGAGATTTTCCTTGCAAAGTTTTTTGAATTTTTCTAGAAATGTTATATCTGTGTGTAATGTATCAATCACTATTTCTCTATCTTGTGATAACTTGTACCAACTTACCAGAGCATAAAATCGATAAAACACGTAATAAGATACATCGACAAAAAGGACGGGATCCATACCGTTCTTTCATACTATGATGAGTGGTATGTCCTTAAGTATTTACAGTTACTTAATTATATTGGTTCGATTTGTTTACAAAACCTTCGACAGTATTCGCGCCGTCCGTAAAAGCACCTAGAGCTGCGACACCAAACACAACGATGGACCACAAGAACACGATAATTGCATTCACCCATGACCAAGGACCGCACATTTCATTGCCTTCTGCTCCAGCAGTCATGCAATGAATGGTAAAGACGGATAGGGCCATAGGCAACAACAACATAAACAACACAACGAATCGCTCAGTCCACCGATACCGATAATTTCCATGTTTATCGCGATCATCTATAGGCATAGGGAAAAAGATTGATAAACACACTAATAAATATCCAACAATGGCTACTTGAGCAGGAGACGAGAGATCCATAATCTATTTATAATTCGTAAAGAAATTAAAATTACGACTAAAGCTATTTAAGGACTACGTTCTATAGAGAATATGTAAAAGTAACCATGGGCATTCCTTTTTATTTTGCTAAAGTCGTGCGACAATTTCCGCATATTTTGCATGGAAAGCCTCCTCAATGTAGTCGGCTCTTTCTGGATTTTAATGGCATTATTCATACATGCGCTGCGGAATTAAAGGGTATCGTACATCATCCTGATCCTAAACTTGAATTTGACTTTGAAAAGGCGCTTTGTGATAAAGTATGTACTTATATTGATTTAATTATACAATATGCAAATCCTTCAACATTATTGTATATATCGATCGATGGACTTCCTTCTATGGCTAAGATCCAGCAACAACGACGACGACGATACATGTCCACCGCCTCTGTATCTACTACACCTAGTATATGGGATACCAACGCGATTTCTCCTGGGACTCCTTTTATGATTCGTCTAAGTGGAATTCTAGAACTATACAAACCATCTACCGGAGTTCAAGTGATTCTCTCCGACAGTCTTGTACCGGGCGAAGGAGAACATAAAATCATTCGTTATATTCGCGAAAACCCGATAATATGCGATAAAAATAACAATCAATCACAAGACATCATATATGGTCTTGATGCCGATTTAATTATGCTATCGGTACTAGAATCGAGTCCGATCTCAATTATGCGCGAATCACGAGAATTCGATTTTCATAAAACAAAGGAGCCCTTCACTTACATGAATATTCCCGAATTCCGGAATATGCTAACACGCTACCTAGAGAAATACAACCTTGGAGAGCATAAGATACTGCATTATGTCTTCTGTGCCTATTTCATCGGAAACGACTTTATACCCGGATTATCCTATCTGACTATCCAAAATGATGGTTTGGAAGTCTTATTGAACGCCTATTCTAGAGTTAGAGATGATCTACAAGCGGATCTGTTGAATAAACATCTGGATACCGGCGAATACGCTTTAAATTACATGTTTTTGTGGAGATGGTTCGATATTCTTAAACAAGATGAAGATACCGGGTTCTCCAAAGTTCATCGCGAATTTATCAGACAGAAAATGTTTACGAGCCCTTCGTACATCGATATAAGTTCTAAAATACATATCGATGGACCCTGGCGTATGGATTATTATCACTGGTTATTCGATTCATCCCAGGATAGTAAATGTGTTCAACACGCATGTCAGTCATACTTAGAAGGATGTCAATGGCTCGTCGACCTCTATTTTCATCAAGAAATCAAATGGCCAGGCTGGTATTATCCCTATCAATACTCGCCTACCATCCTCGATCTATACAATTATATGACGACGAACCTAGCGGATATAGACGCTGCGATGAAAGCAAAGCGCTACCCTTCAAAGGTGAATAGCATAGACGTATTGCTACTGGCTATCCTCCCACCTCGTTCTCGGGCTTTTTTGCCGACGGCACTGCAACCGATCATGACCGACATACAATACGGGGCATTACACATGTTTCCTACGAAATTTAAGATGCAGGCCTATTTAAGAACAAAGGATTGGGCTTGTTGTCCAATGTTACCTCCTTTACAACCAGACGTGATCGAACAAGCTATCCAAAAAACCAAGAGACTCTCGTCATCAAGTTAAATCTAATACGTCATGTACTTTATTTATGAAAAGAGGTCGGATATGCATCGGTTGAATAGAATAAAAGATCATCTTTTTCTTCTGTATGACCCTCTCTTTTTTAAAGAGTTCGTATTCAAATAAGCGAAGGAATTGTCGAAGTACTGTTATCACGCGATCATCGTTGAGATCATTTAGATATTTTTTTGCCTTACAAGGGATGTAATATATTACCATCTCTGGTATGAGCTCGTATAAATTATTGACGGTACCGCGATCTCGAAGTGTATTTTTCGAGAATTCGCTTGTGTCGTCTAATCCTTTTAATCCATAACATTGCAGGAATGCAGTCATGAATTCTTCTGAAGGAACCTCTTTAAAAAGTTGGTATAACTTCATCTTCTATATGAGTAAATGAAAATAATTCAGATTCCGCGAAATATAAACTCTTTATGTGTTTGTCATAAAGACGATATTAACTAGGTTAATTATAACGGATGGGTTTTACGCAATGCGTTCTTAGCACTTAACAATGTCTCGATAGATGGGATGAAACTCTGGCTCTGACTCAAGCTCGGTTTGTTTTCTGGAGGGGGCGATATTGGCGAATTCCTCGTTTTTAATTTTACATTCAATAAATCTCCGATCGAAAGATTAACACGAGGTTGGGGTATCGAATCCATCTTCATCTTGTGTTCGATAGCTTCTGTACTTATACCCGCTTTTCGCATTTTATCATATATGGTCTCGGGTTTTGTTTCAGGGGCATTACGATCTGTAAAAGCAAATAAAGAATGACATGGTGTCATTTTTTGTAATTGATGTACTTTATACTTGAATCCGAACATGATATCATTCATCCATACGTAATTCAACAGTAATATACAGCGCAACGGTTCCTCTGTTTTAGGAACGAGTGTGGTCTGTTTTCGGGTGTCATCAAATATTTGTACATCCTCCCATTTTAATCGCAGTCGGAGTCGACTCGGGTAACTATCCGCTGATTTTATGGGCTTGATATACGAACGTTTTTCTAACTTCGATTCCAACTTTGTGATTATTTTCTGGTGGAATGACTCCAGATTATGTAAGAATGTTTCTTTGGTACGATATATGCACAAGTCCATTGAACATGATCCCTTTTCATCGTATATCATAGAATACGGTATATACATCCAAGGAGTCTGTATGAAAAGACACTGTTTATCAAGTTCAATTAACCAGCATTGATTTGCCCCGCGTCTTGTGGGAATGAGTCGTATGTTGTCTATATTTATTTGACTGACATCTGTATACATGAAAAGACGTGTAGTGTATATATCTGAAAATTCCTTAGATCATTTTCTATATACTTAAACAGAAGATACGTCATTAGTTTATGGATTCGTTTACGTATACGTACTCAAAAAGAGAAGAGCTATTATCTTCATTTACAGACCTAAATACAAGATACAATGTAAAAAATGATCACTTTGAACAGTTGCAAAGAGACTTCGAAAAATTGGATAATAAACTAGAATATCTAATAACAAAAGGAATACAATATAAAAATGTCCCACTTATCAGTAAAATCAGACCATTCAGCGAAAGAGAACGCAATTCAATCTGTAAAACCAGGCCATTCCAAGTACGAGAAACTCATGCAGATGTGGATCATTCACATTCTGAAGGAGGATCAACACCGTCTTCTGACTCAGATGGAGAAAGATTTCAAATTACCGGGTCTAGTCGAAAAGTATTGGAAACCTGCATATTACCTGCCGCTATTAAAAAACCCCATTCTTGGGCTGCCATCATCTGATACCATTCTCAAAAAAGACGTATCAGATGAATGATATCAACTGTTCGAGCCTTCTAAAAAAGGATTTTTTTAAGACTTAGAGATCATCGTGGTTTACAAAGAAGACAATGCCTATTGTGTATATTGAAGGTAATATCGGTGCTGGAAAGTCGACCTTCATCGCACAACTTAAAGAACGGTATCAAAACGTAGAATGGGTTCCTGAACCTATCAATGAGTGGAACGATTATAAAGAAAACACCAAAACAATCATCGAACTATATTATGAAAACCCCCAAAAATATGCTGCTTTCTTCCAAAACGTGGTAGTTCAAAGCAAGATTAAAACACTTATGCACATTCTTAAAAACCCTGATAAAACATACGTAATAGAGAGATCCTTTTACAGTGATTTTTGGGTCTTTGGTCGCATCCTTGCTGATAAGAGCTTAGTCACTGCGCTCGAATATCAATATCTACACTCTTGGTTCAGTATATGCGAATCGTTGTGTCAAGATCAAGTACGCGGAGTTATTTATCTAGATGCGGATGTAGAGTTATGCAAGAAACGCATCATCAAACGAGGACGCGAAGGGGAAGCGAATATCGACATGGACTACTTGCAGCAGATAGAAACCGCGTATAAATCATGGTTGCTTGACACAAAAGTTCCGGTTATTCATATTCCTTGTTGTGAAAACATGAATTCAAAAATGAAAAACATAGAGCACATGTTTGAATAAAAATAAGAAGTACAAATTCTTTTTTCTGTCTAGTCGACACAAGGAGCAGTGTCACCATTAGATTGAAGAGCGAATAAGGCATCTCCGTATGTAAACGTTGATTCCAGTATGATACTTGACATGTAGAATGTAATAACTACAGCTGCAAGTAAGAAAGAGATCTTGACCATCTCCATACTCAATGAATGTTTGCCCAGAGTAGAATGCTCTGCACATTTTGCGGCAAATGGATTTTGATTTGGAGGACCATTGTAACTCTTGAGGTCCTTGATACATTCCTGGCATTCTGCGATATTTGTCGCCAACTGATAAGGGTTGAAATTGTAATATACGAATGCCAGTGCGGATATGCAAACCAATAAGACTGTGAGATTGACAATGAATTCCGACCAAGGGAATGGCACGGTGACCGACGTGACTTTAAGAAGATGACATGCTTGATAGGACTTCATTGTTGTAATCATCTGATCGTATAATTGCTTTTTGACCACATCGAAATTAGCCGTTTTCTGAATTTGCTCGAATGTAATGGGGTTTTTCTGGAGATCGTACCATTTCCCGCTATCTTGAGTGTAGCCCAGCGTTTTATAGATTTGTGAGCTACTGATAATACTGAGTGCTAGATCCTCTCCTAACAAATCGGGGAACAGATTCAGATTTGTAGCTGCACCACCGTCTTTGATGTATAAATTATTTAGGCTTGTATCGGCTGCTAGAGTACTTTGTCCCGATTTGATGCTCTCTTTCAAAGTATTCAATGCATCACCAGCAGACGGGACAGTATCCGGAAACAGAGACAAATACGCTTGTACGTCATTTGAATATGTAGAGGTTAGTCTAAACAATTTAGCTTGGCTGTTCAAGGTATAGTGGTTTGTTGCTAGTAAATTAGTCATAGCATCGTCTCTGGCTGAAGGTCCCGATGAAGATGTCCATCCCGCGTTTTTGTATTTCTTTGAACTTGAATCGTAGGAATATCCACCTGAACTTAGAATACTATTTATTTCTGGATCTGTAAGAGGTTTCTCTATACTTTTACTAATTACGTGATAGTAATAGGATAGCAAGGCTTTTTGTAAAATAGGTGTATTCGTTGTATCTGTGTTATTTTTGTACAGGTAAATGTTGTCTCGACTTGGAGATGCATCTAAGAGTGTTTTAAGAGCATCCGTAATAGTTACCGTTGTTGGTGTTGTAACACTTGCCGGTGATGTACCTCTAGGGACAAATTTCCAAGGACTAGCTGCGTTAGGATAAATATTATTTTGCATGTTTGCGGGTACAATGAGTTTTATAGCTTGTCCGAGAGTGTATGTCAATGTAGTTGTATTTGTACTATCGTGCCATATCGTGTCTGAAGGTGAAAATGTTTGAAGTGTACTCGGTGTGGTTTGATTATCTTTAAAAGAGTATCCAATGGGCTTCACACTATTTATGTAATAATTTGCAAAGAGTGAATTGGGTTGAGGTTGAGTTATACTAGATTCAGGACTTACAGTCGAAGGTATATTGCTTACTTGTAATTGCGTATTTATATAATATACCATACCGTATTCGAGTGCAACTGGCTTAGCTGCAATGAAATTCATAATAGTAACAGGAGTAGATGATCCACCGCTACTACTAGCCAAATATGCGTTTGAAAATGATTGAGTTGTTGTTCCACTCGGAATCGTATACCCGGAAAATGCGGAAATCATAGTATTAACCGCGGTCATCACATAATAATTCAATGCAGTTAATGATGATCCGTATTTATTTGTATCAAAAGCTCTACCAGGTAAACTTAATAGATAATAATACGATGCAGCTTGTTGTGTTGTTAATTTTGTGGGGCTAGAATTACTACCCATCAATATATTCCAATTATCACTGCCTGTAACTAATCCTAAATCAGAGAGAGAACTGTTATATCCATTGTAATTACTGCGACCAGCGCTATTAGCCACATACGTCATTAACAAATCTTCTTTGTTCAAAGAGGCTCCGTTAATAGGAGACGACTTAGAGAGCAGGTCGAGTGCAGCCCATGTCGGATTCGTAATCCCTTGATTCGCCGTAGTCGTCTGACTAATTGTCTGACCCAAGTTTATATTACCACCACTGTATGTGTAATTGTTGCTAGAACCAGTCACAACATATCCTGCATCTGTAAGTAAGGAATTCAGAATATCTTGGTTAGTTGCTAAAGATGTGTAATTTAGGGTTGTCAACATTTTTTCGACTGCATATTGAGTCGTAGTTTGAATCAAAGATGGTTTCGGTAAAATCCCAGTCGCAGATAAATCGCTTTGTGCTGATGATCCGACAATACACCCTATATTGACAGATGTAGTGCCGATAGTACCATTTCTACCCCAACGCCAGCACATGTTTTTGGAATCATACATCATACCCGCACTTTGGAGTAATCCCACGATTTGATTGTTATTTAAAGCAATACCGTTTAATTTCGCCGGATCCATTGTTGTTAGATATTGGTCCACTAACAATGCTAACACTGCCTCGTAGCTCATACTCACACTTTTCACTAAGCGCTTTTGTTTTCTTCCTTCCGTGATGTATTTTGTGTCCTTTGCATCCGTGACATAAGCCAATAAAGTCATATAGGCATCGAGTGCATCATCCAGAGTATATGAATTTGAATTGGCATCAATGTATCTATCAGACACTGGATCGTATTTGTATCCGTTGGCAGTGAGCATATGTTTTTCGAAATATAGCGCCGGATCTTCGATTTGTATTTGTCCCTGTTTTAGTGCCTGAAGATCCTTTAGCCGAGCTATCAGTAACGATATTTGCATGGGCATATTCTCTGTATTGCTTTGGTATAAGTTGGCTTTATAGCTTGTATTCGTCTTCATTTTATGAAGCATGCTATAAAACAGGATGATCAAGAACACGTATATCAAGACCATGAAAATTGGTTTCATATAGGGTTCTATAGAGCTAACCTCTTCCGGTGGCTTTGCATTGGCGAATTTTTCCATGACTTCATCTTGGTATTCTTTCGCAGATTGATACAAGCTTTTCTTCTGGTCTTTGGTCAGGTTGTCTTTGGGTATTTCTGGGATGCCTTTAGGCCGAGGATTTTCTTTAAGAACAACTCCTGAGCTGGTAATATATCGAAGTATTTCATCCAACACTGGGACTTGAACTTTGATTTCTTTATTGAACTTTTTCAGCTTTTCGTTTAATTTATAGATGTATTTCTGTTGTCGAACATTGGCAATGGTTGTTACCATGCTATTGTAAAACTCGAGTTCAGGAATAGCGGCCTTTGTTAACCATCCGCGGAGTTCATCCGAATCACTACGAGATGATACATCTTTGGCATTCAAATCGTTTAGAATATTCTTCATCGCTGTAATAGTTTGTTGTACCACATCGATATGATTCAAAATTCTGTTACGCTTTTCGTTTAGATCGTTGATGAATTTCTCGTTCTCCTCCTTCTTGGGCACATCCAGACTCTGCTTCCATTTATTCAGGTCTTTTGAAAGATTTGCAATTCTATTCAAAAGTTCGAATGTTATATCTGAGATATGTTTACGCAACATATGCATATAAGAATCCATGTCCCATTGTGAGTTGGTTGTAGTGTATTCATCAAACAAGCGCTTTTTACTGGGTGCGTCAGTGACTTTGATGCCATTGGCATCGGGAGCATTCATCAAAGCCTTGACATCTCCACGATACAGCTTGATGTTATTCTCGTAATAGGCAATTTGTTTGGATGCATAGTGGGTGAAGAGAATAAGAGTTTGGAATATGATCCATAATTTTTGTGCGGATTCTACTTCTAGATCAAGATTACCAGATGGTGATGATCCACCACGATGCTCTGTCATTAACGAATTAGAATTAGCAACAGTAATAGTAATATGGCCAGCAGCACCATCACCAGAAGCAGGGTCAGTAGCAGCAGCAGAGGCAGCAGCAGGAGAAGCAGGGTCAGTAGCAGCAGCAGAGGCAGCAGCAGGAGAAGCAGGGTCAGTAGCAGCACTAACACCATTAACAGGTTTTTCAGCAGCCTCAGTCTTCTTACATGTTTCATTTAGGCGAATATTGATCGGAGTTAGCCATTTTTCATGTCTTTCACTAAAATCATCCGTCGCAATTTTCATGTATGGAACTCGATTACCATACTTGTCAATCTCCGCTGATTTATCGATGAATTCTTTGAAATACTTTCGGACTTCATTAGCACTGTTGACCGCATTGCAATCCAACAAGTCATCCGGGCTTATATTCAAATAAATCTCTTTCGCAATTTGTCTGAATGCATTGAACAACGCGATAGATTGTTTTTCCATTGTTGTTAGCTTTGTCGTTGAATCGTTAACCACCACACCGTCTTCAAAATCACCAAATCGCATCGGTTTATGGAGATCAATATTAACGAAAATAGTATCCAGAATGGCTTCTCTGTGAGGGACTTTTGGATCCTGCTTTGCCATCTTCCATAATTCACCATATATCAACTGAATTTTCTCCTTGATCTTCTCAATACGATCCACAAAAGAATAGATGTCCTTCTCAACTTTCATATTCTTCTTGAGAACATCCGCCGCCTGAGTATCGAGATTATATGTTTTCGGTGCGGGTCCGACATAGTTCCATATCTTTTCTGCGCTGCTCTCTGTTACATATTCAAATATTGCATCCGTGAATTTATCTTTATCGAGCTTACCTTTCTGTAAATCGACATAGGCAGTGGCGTTAATATACGCTGTGTTGAGTGATTGCAGGCGAGTTATAGCCGCGAATTCTTCGAAGTTTTGCAACACATTCGGAGAATCCGCATCAAGTACGGGAAGAGAACTCTCGTTTTTGATACCTAAATGAGACCGAATTTCATCATTCGCAATCGTAAATTTCAAGTCATATATAGATTGTTTTACATCTTCTTTCTTCTTCATCACATGCTGCATATCATTGACACATGAATCAACCAGACCGTACATGTAATAAATCGCATAGTGATCCTTAGCTAAAGCCAGTGAATCCTTATGAAGATCAGTTATAGCTGCCGTCAAGTTCGTAAGCATCTTGATACGCGAAGTCCATATGCCGGCTGTAGGATTCGCCTTAGAATCGCGATCTGATATAAGTTTGACCTGCTCTCGCAATGAAGTCAGATAATTACCAATCCATTGTTTCATAGCAATGCCATCTACAGGATCTTTTCCATCATCTGTTTTCTCCAAAATACGAAATCCAGGAGGGTACGCAAACTCTACAGATTCTTCATTTTCCATTAACTCAAGAGTTTGGCTTGTCTGGTCTAGTATTGTTGACATATCTTTCGGTTTAGAAGACATGAGCCCCTTTCCCCATTCGATCCATGTTCGTTCCGGTGTCAGATCGTAATCAAACATAATAATGGGGAGTAGACTCACAAAATCACTTGTAACTTCCAGCGCGTCTACCTCATTATTTTCAACAGATATGGTTCCTTTGTTTTCTTTGGGTCGAACAAATGAAAGATCTAAAGCGTCAGAATCGGCCATCTCTACTTTACATGTAACACTTTTTGCTGGACTAAAGAAACTTACTTCTTTTTGTTTTTGGCCTTATTGCTGTTATTATATTTTTTTGCTCCCTGGTTATATTTACCAAAATTGGTAAAGACTGTAGTTATAGTCTTAATTGGATTATTAATTCTTTCCTCTGTCATATCATCGAATGCAGCTTTTACATGTTCTTTATCTTTATCATTTATGTCTTTATTATTATCTAAGAACTGTCTTAATGCTCCGTGATGTTTCTTAAGGGTTTCTAATTTTTTATCGTTCTTATCCTTATCACTAATATTCGTGCTTAAGTTGAGCTTCTTGAAGTCATCATTTGCTTTTTTGAAAGCTTTAACTTCATTGTTAAATTCATTCCATTCTTTGATATTTTTTAGAATTTTATAACCTTCGCCTTTATTTCCATTTCCACTGTTAGACGTTTTTTCTGTACCAACGTTTATTTCATTCAATTTAATTAATGCATTGTTTTGTTGTTTTTTCCTTTGTTCAAATTCATATTCTTTTCGTTTTATTTTATCTGAGGTTTCCTCTATCTCTTTCTTTATCTTTTGTCGATTCGTGTTTAATTCACTTAATTCACTCTTAAGTTGTTGTAATTTGATCGGATTTTTTTCTGTGGCTAATTCCGCGTTTTTCATTGAAATATCGGATTCTATTTTGAATAGTTTGTTTTCAAGATCTGTTTTACGTTTATCTAATCGGGCGCTTTCTTCTATCAATCCTGGAAGATTGTACTGTAATTCAGTTGTGAATCTGTTTGTTTGCTGTTCGATTACTTTTTGTTGTTTTTCAATGTACATTTGTTCTGCTTGCTTCCGCTTTTCATCATCCTTCTTCTTTTTGTCTGCAGCCACATTCTTTTGACGCGTAATTTCATCATTGAGTGCTTTCTGTTTATCCGTTTCGATAAAGAGATCTTCCTTGTACCATTTATACAAGTAAACGACCAAGCAAATACCCATGATTAATACACTCGACCAATATGTACCAGTATACAACATATCATGTTGTGCAGTAGCTAGGTTGAGTAAGGCAGTAGATTCCTGTGTTTTTGAAACAGCACGTGTCACATTTTCTAGAACAGAATTGCTGTTATTAATCATCAATTGAATATCATCTGCATTCATGTCGTCGACCATTCTCGAAAATACATCATACGACACGGACATTCCGGTTCCAACAGGAACAATTCCGGCTAGAGCGTTTTGTGTCCGTATGTCGGTGTATATGAAACTTAATAAAACACCTATATTTGATACGATTCTTCGTGGATTTGAAATAGCACTATCGTTACTTATAATCTTTTGAAGCATTTGTGTAATACTCTCAGAGCTGTATTGCATCATAGTATCTCCTAAAATAGATTTCAAGTCTTTCACCAGTTGATTATACAAGACTTTTTGCTGTTGAATTGATAACATGGTTTTATTGGTAATCACGTCGTTCAATATTGAATTTTTGAATTTGTACATTTGTGTTTGTAAAGCCGTCGAATTATCGTCTAATTTGATTGGCGTGTATGGAGTGTAATTACTCGGTAAATTACTAACAGTATGACTCGGGATTTCACTTGTTAAGTATTGGTATAATATGGCCGCCTTTACATTCGTCAAATCTTTGTATTTATATCCTTGATATTGTTTATTCATGAATGAATCTAATCCATCAAAGTAGTTTTTGATAATCGCTGTATCACTAAACGAATTGAATAATGGAGCAGTACTTGTGCTATCCAAATACTTGGTTTTGTACGTGCTCATGAAATTATGCAAATCATTCCAGCCACATTGATAATTTCCTGTTTTCGGGTCTTTAAGTGAAATGTAATTATATAATATTTTTCCGTTTTCTGTTCTTGCGGCAGGATCAACATCATATTGGGGTTTACGTGTAATTCTCGCCAAATTGTACAGATTTAATCCAATATTTGGAATGGGATCTGCATTTTTGCTGAATTTGTATAAATATCCATTAAGCGTATAAAGAGATCCGTTATCATAACTTCTCATATCGTCAGACGCTTGCCTCTTTTTCAGAATCTCTATAGATTGAGATATGTATATTTCAGCCATAATGAAAATAGACAACACCGTACTATAAATAGCAATACTCCAGCCGTCATGATTATAAAATCCTAGCTGCCAAAAGCGCCACCCCCCTTCGATACGGCTATAGTAAAGTAATGCAAAACACACCGATATAAGCGCTATCACACAAGCCATTACAATGTTTAAGGTTTTCTCCGTATTTAATGTATCGGTGATTAGGGTATTTCGTGTATTTAATGAATCATAGACCTTTCCTAATGAATCAATACTTGCTTTCAAATCTGCTAGTTGCAATGACATCATATACTGTCCGATATCATCTTGACTAAAATCAGTGTAAGTATTGTCTGATTGATTTGTAAAAGCACGGAGATTCAAAGATAATTTACTGAAAAGCACATTCATATCTCTCAGTTGTTCTGCCGCATATGTCGTTGATTGTGATATCGAAATAGTATCTGACGGCGTTGACATCTCTAACCCTTAAAAAGATATTTTCTCTACTATGAATAACTCGATGAACGATACTGTTATTACACAATTAAATAATATCGATTCGAAGCTTAAATATAACTATCTTTTCATGTTTGTGTTTTTCCTCATGACAACCATATTTGTTTATTTTACGTATCAGGCATTCGTGGCATGTTATAACACATATTCTAATTATAATCGAATGATAACAGCAGCTACACCTGTTAACACAAAGTCTTTATTGGATTCAGATGAATACCCTGTATCGTCTTCGGAAGATAAATATCAATCTGCGTCGTATAATGGCGAAATCGTTGCAGGTCTTAAAACCGAAAACGAAAAGGCTGATCAAAAGAAACCAGTTACTGTTAATACAATTAAAAAGACACCGAGTACAAATAAAATTGATATTAATACGATGAGTAAAGATTATGATAATTATTTGAATATTTCATCGAATCCGAAAGAAAAGAACTTTTGGTTTTACTTATTTAATCCAACCAACTTGTATTCATTCAATTTAATGAATTCACTCTCCAATTCTTAATCGGCGTTTCTTTCATTTTTATCGAGCAAATATTGTACAGTTTTTACTAAAGCGTGGATTAACTGATCTGTATTAACAGTTATAAAGTCGGGTATAATTCTAGATATAATTCGAAGGGATTTTGTAGAGTTTGAATCGTTTTTCCATTTGGCTATTCCTATTACTAGGTCGTTTACTGTTTTGGTTGATTCTATTTCGATCGTAGCGAAGTTCCATTCGTTTTCAACTTGAATTTCGAACTGATCACCCGGCTGAATCGATGCAGAATAGAGATGGATTTCATCTCCTACTACCTGGACAGTGTCAGTTGGCTGTGCAGGTATTTTACGACATTGACGTGTAGTGAGAGCTGGATGTATTTTTTCTGCGTGCTGTCCCAATATACCGTACTGTTCATTTTTCTGATCCATAAACTTATAGGCCTTTACATTTAATTTCTTGATGTAGTCGATCATTTCCTCTGTTGTTGCATCTCGAATACAACTTTTTACACGTGAATCAGATGAACTATAAAATGAGTCTGCACTAATAGATGAAGTCGCTGTTATCGCACCGTTTACTGATATATCTGTGTTAATAGATCCAGATAATGTAAGCGTATTCAAACTTGTGTTTCCTAATACGGTTATATTAGATGTGGATAGACTTGAATCCAATGTGACCACGCCTGTAGCGCGCAATTGGTTCAATACTGACGATCCAGATACAATCATATTACTATCAACCTGGAGCTGACCGACAACTTCTAGGTTATTGCTAAGAAGACTGCTTCCCAAGACCAATAGATTGCTATTGGCTTTAACCTGTCCGACAACTTCCAAGTTATTACTGAGAAGACTGCCACCGATAACCAGTAAATTACTGTTGCCTTTGACCTGACCAACGACTTCCAAGTTATTACTGAGAAGAGTACTACCCCAAACAAGTACGTTACTGTTGGCTTTTACCTGTCCGACAACTTCTAAGTTATTACTGAGAAGACTGCCACCGATAACCAGTAAATTACTGTTGCCTTTGACCTGACCAACGACTTCCAAGTTATTACTCAGCAGACTGCTACCCATTACCAGCAAATTACTATCGGCCTTTACTTGCCCAACGACTTCTAAGTTATTGCTCAGCAGAGTACTACCCCAAACAAGTAAGTTACTGTTGGCCTTTACTTGCCCAACGACTTCCAAGTTATTACTGAGAAGAGCGCTTCCCAAGACTAACAAGTTACTGTTGCCTTTGACTTGCCCGACAACTTCCAAGTTATTGCTCAGCAGACTGCTTCCGATAACCAATAGATTACTATTGGCTTTCACCTGTCCGACAACTTCTAAGTTATTGCTCAGCAGACTGCTTCCGATAACCAATAGATTACTATCGGCCTTTACTTGCCCAACAACTTCTAAGTTATTACTGAGAAGAGTACTACCCCAAACAAGCAAGTTACTGTTGGCTTTCACCTGCCCAACGACTTCTAGGTTATTACTGAGAAGAGTACTACCCCAAACAAGTACGTTACTATTGGCTTTGACCTGTCCGACAACTTCTAGGTTATTACTCAGCAGACTGCTACCCATTACCAGCAAGTTACTATCGGCCTTTACTTGCCCAACAACTTCTAAGTTATTGCTCAGCAAAGTACTACCCCAAACAAGTACGTTACTGTTGGCTTTGACCTGTCCGACAACTTCTAAGTTATTGCTCAGCAAAGTACTACCCCAAACAAGCAAGTTACTGTTGGCTTTGACCTGTCCGACCACTTCCAAGTTATTGCTGAGAAGAGTACTACCCCAAACAAGTACGTTACTGTTGGCTTTGACCTGTCCGACAACTTCTAAGTTATTGCTCAGCAAAGTACTACCCCAAACAAGTACGTTACTGTTGGCTTTGACCTGTCCGACAACTTCTAAGTTATTGCTCAGCAAA